ATGCATCAATGCCTGTTTTTCACGTTGAGAATTCTGCAATCGACTGTGTTTTTCACAGGTACGAACCTGCAAAACAGCCCGTCTTTCCTGTTGAACCACGGATTTCGCGGCCGTTATCCGGAGAACGCCAAGATCCAAGAGGGATTCCATGTGAATCATGGCTATGCGGATAAGACTAGCTGCTGCTTGAAGTCGCATTTTTGAGGACTCCTTTGGCTATTGCTTGCCGCATCATCGTCGTGTGGTCGCGTGAGTCCATTGGCTCCGTTGAAGGAGAACAATTTCCCAGCCTCGTCTGTGCCCGTGTGGATTGGGTCGTTGGTACGAATTCGCCAGCGCTGGCCTTACGCACAAGGCCGGCCAAATAGCTCAGCGGGTTGCTTTGCACTTTCCCGGCGCGCAACTTCGCTGCCAGTTCATCAAGCAAGTTCTGCGCGTCGGTAATTCCGAACGGTGCCAAACACTTCGCCGCAAATGCGCGTTCCTCGTTCGTCAACGAAGGCGGGAACGTGAGTGCGGTAGTAGTGTTTGAGATAGAGTTAGCGTTAAAGGTAGTGTTAACGCGCGCCCTATCCATAGGGTATTGATAGGGTATCGATACCCTGTCCATTGTGGAGCGGCCGCCCGTAGCAGTTCCTTCGGTTGCTTGAAATCCTTCCCTCTTTGCCGATCCGGGCGACGTGTTTTCAGCAGGGTATGACACGGGTACCGATACGGTATCGCTAGGGTATGGGTGCGACGTCGCTCCTCTGTTCAGCAAGCCGCTCTCGACTGCGAGCTGATGCTCGACTGACGCGCGAAGATCGCCGTGCTTCTTACTGCCATGCGCAGGAAGGCGGGCGAGGAAATCTGCGACAAATGATTCGCGCCACTGGGGCGGAATGTCGGTAATTTGTTCAATGGTTCGTTGTCGCAGGGTTCCCCCGACCGACATGCTGGCCGAGTTGTGGTCCCACCATATTCGCACCCAAACGAAACTCGATTCCGGATCGAATTCGACGAGTTCGGCATCACGTAAGCGCAGGAGGACAGGAACCATTTGCGACTCTGTGTCCCATCCCATCTCAGATGCGGCAATTCTCGGGACTATCTGGTAGACGCCGATGATGTTGCTGAACGGCCCCGTAAGGAGATACGTCAGCATCGCTCGGTCCTCTTGCGTCCGGCCCGCCATCTTGGGTGAGCGCCAAAATGCGACGTCATTAATCGTGCGCTGGCGTCCCATCACGATGCCTCGTCGAGAAACTTCGCCAGCTCGGAGGCTCTGAACATCACGCGCCGACCGAGACGGATCTTCGCGGGCTTGAGCTTCGTAGCTAGTTCGCAGTCGCGGTTCAGTGTGACCCGCAGGCCCGTTACGCTACGGTTGAGCAGCGCCGCACAATCAGACAATGTAAGTAGGACTCCATATCGACTGACCAACATCTCTTCTGTCTTCGTCATCAAGCTTCTCCACCCAGGCTGATGGACATCAGGGCTCGTGAGTCGGAGTAGCGAACTATCCAAGTTCGAATGCAGACCACCGGCTCAACGACCCGAAACGCACGTTAATTAATAGAGCTTTAGCACAAACGCACGTTAATTCTTTCAAACAAACAGAAATTTTGCAAGCATTTGATTTTAAAGGAAAAAGTTTAGCTAAACCATTTTTAAAATATTTAGCTCAACATTCTCAAGACATAAAAAAGCGCGACTCAATGGTCGCGCTTCAGCGTTCGATCAGATGAGCGGAGGGTGCCGAAATTTTAGCCGCTAAAAATCCAACCCTCATATCCACTAACACGATTGGACTACGTCTATTGCTTCCCCGCCGTCGCTTCGCGATACCGATACGTCTCTGCAACGAAATCGATGAAAGCTACTGCAGATGCGACTGCCAACCTAGCATGGCGTGGTTGCAGGCCGCGATATTGTCCATCGCGACCGTGTCCGGTTCCGTAAAGCCCCCTCAACTGAGCAAGATGGTTAGTGAGCTGCGTAAGATTGCGGAGTATGTGCCGAATATTATCCGCGCCCTTTGCTTCGTCACTGATCCCTTCAGGAACGAGTTGAAGTTCTTTTGAGAGCTTCTTCGTCAAATCCCCCAGGTCTTCGGACTTTGTGAATGCCACGCCTCTCTTCGTCAATATCGTCTTACAGCACGACTCGACAAGTTCCTTTGCCGTTCCGATCGCAAGCGCAGGATCGCGATCGACGGCGTTCTCCAATCGTTGAATCTCTTTAGCCATCCATCCAGCGTCCAGCGCGTCCGCAACTGTACGCGCTCGCGACACTACGCGGGAGTCGTTACCCGAAGCTTGGCGGTATGCGAAGCGCGGTCTACCTGCGATGAGTTCCTCTTCGTAAAGCTCCCATCCGACTTGGCGCAGTTGATCGTTGAAGTGCGAAACGAGCTTGATCACTTCGTCGCGATCCGGCCTAACAATCGGATGCACAACTTCGCACAAGAACCGCAAGAAGCTATCCGCAGGACCACCGACAAGGTTGAACCGATCGTCCGAATACACCCAGTCGAGATCCCAGTCATCATTGTTCATGCGGTGCTGCCAGATATCTCTCGCAGCATCCTTGAAGCGGCTGTCGTGGGAAGGAAGCTGCTGCAAATCGTATAGCCGACTCAGGAACTCAACATCATTGAGCTGCCCGTACCAGGCTACGCTCTCGAGTCTCATCCCGTCGAGGATATTGACGCGCACCTGGCGCGGCACACTCGAGTCTGTCACACGCCAGTCCTTACGCCGAACTTTTGCCGGAACAATCCTTGCGGAATACCAGTCTTGAGTATCGTGCTCTAAAGCCGTTTTCAACCGCGCGGTAATTTGCTCTTCTAGCTGTGCTCGCTTGGCGTTCAGGCGAGCGAATTCCTGCGGCGGCACTTCGAGCTGCACCTCCCAGATTTCTGTCCCGCCATTCCAGTTGTCATAGCCGGTCTGCTCCGCCCGACCGGGATATTCGCGCACAATGTTGGCAGCTTCGTCCATCCCTTCCGCCTGGAGAAGCGTATAGACGGTCGCCAGCGTCTCTTCTAAATTTTGCTCGTCCATGCATACCCTCAAGTCAGAAAGCCGCTACGAGGTCGGCGTAACACTCTATGCGCCAACCCTGTCCAGCTTACTTACCAAGTCCTCCGCTCGCAGATGCGTGTATCGCTTGAGCATCTGCATCGACCGATGCCCGCTTATCGCGGCAACCTCCTGATCGCTCAACCCCATTTCCACCAAGCGGCTGACAGCCTCATGTCGTAAGTCGTGGAAATGGAGATCCTCAAGACCGAGATCGCGAACAATATCGGCCCAGAGTTTCTGAAACACGTATGGTTTGCGCTTCTTGTCTCGCCCAGGCTCGCCGAAGAACACGAGATCGGTGTCGAGCGGCCGAATCGGGTTGTCCAGCGCCGACCGCAGCGTTTCGGCTGCTACACGCGACAACGGAACCATGCGAGCGGAGCCGTTCTTGGTGTCCTTGAGGGTAACGACTCGTCGGTTCAAATCAACCTGTGAGCGGCGTAGCCCGGTGATTTCTGACGATCGCATGCCTGTTTCGACAGCCAATCGCACGATCCATCCAAGCATCGGATTGCTATGGCCGTCGGCTGCGGCGAAAAGCCGTTGCTGCTCTTCTGGAGTCAAGCGCCGATCCCGGCCAGCGCCAGGGCTAGGCTTTCGGATGTTGGCGACTGGATTAAACGTCAGGCCGATACCCCACTCCTGAATCGCAACCCGGAACAGATGCCCTAGCATTGCCAGTTCGATCCGCACGGTGTTGTTCGACTTGCCGGCCGCAAGCCGCTCATCGCGATACTTGGCTACAAGTTCGGCACTGACCGCCGCCATCGAGTACTTTCCGAAAAAAGCATCCAGGTGCTGGGAGGTAAAGCGCTCACTGCGCTGGGTGGTCGGCTTCTTGGTCGCCGACACTTCCTCCATGTACCGCTTCAGCGCGGCCGACACGGTGAGCTTTTCGGAGGGGGCGCGAGACAGGTAGACGCCCCGAACCATCTCATCTTCAGTTCGACGCGCCCAATCCTCAGCGTCGCGTTTGGTGCGGAAGGTCTTGGCCGTGGTCGGCCAACCGATCTTGCGGATGACGGCCTTCCACGTGCCGGAAGGCGTCTTGACGATGGTTGCCATGTACCTGTTCTGAGAGCTGACTGTACCGAAAATGTACTTTTCAACGCCCAGAAAGCACAAGGGGTTACGTGAAATTCACGTAACCCCTTGATTTCATTGGTGCCGGCTGCAGGACTCGAACCCGCCACCTGATGATTACAAAGCACTTGAAATTGTCAACAATTGCAAGTACTTAGCGCATTATCGCGTTTCCAAAACATTGAATTCCACGGCCTGCAGAGCCTTATCTGGCAAGGTTCCACCTCGGATTGGAAACGGGCATCCAACAAGACCCATCGAGCGCTTCAAGGTAGTGTCCCGGCAATTCTGACAGGGCGTCACGTTATCCCAGCGTGCTAGATTCCATCGCAAACTATTCTGAGGGATTGCGATGGGCTTTTCGTTCATTCGGGAAGGCGACACAACCTCCCACGGCGGACGCGTTCTCGCGTGCGATCCGACCAACACTGTCGACGGCCGACCGCTGGCGTTGCTCGGCACTATGGTTTCGTGCCCGAAGTGCGGCGGGATATTCCCCATCGTCAACGTGAAACGCGAACTCAACATGACGTTCGGCGGCGTCCCTGTCGCAACCGACGGCGACATGACTGCATGCGGCGCGGCCCTGATCGCGTCGCAGAACACGGCCACGGCCTCCCCCACGTCAGGCGCGGGCGCCCCGGTCGGCGGCGGAAAGAGCGTAGTCGCGCAGAACGACGGGCCCAATCGCGGCCGCTTCCAGGTCGTCGACGACAACACACGCCGTCCCATCGCAAACCATCCGTACACGATCACGTCGGCCGACGGCCAAACGATCCACGGTACAACGGACGCAGACGGCCATACGGACTGGCTGAACACGCATCAGGCCGCATCGCTGTCGTTCAGCCAGCCGGGCACGAGCACGGCATGACCGATTATTCGCGCAGCTCGGCCGCCGGCGTGAGCAAGGGAGACGGCAACACGACCGCCGTCGGGCTCGGCGGCCGCCTGTCCGGCAAGGATAAGGAAGTGCTCTGCGGTGTCATGTGCCCCTGCGCGCGCATCGGCGTCGCGACGCGCGAGGACAAGCGAGGGAAGTCGAGAACGCTCAGGCAGGCTTGTGTCGCTCAACGGCTGGACGCCTTGAATGAATCGTCCCGAAAGCAATTCGGCGGGCCGACCGAGTACCTGCCGGAAGTCAGCTACGACATGAGCCCGAAACCGCCAGCGCCTCCGGTCCCGATCATGGACGAAGAAATCAGTCCGCTGCCACCCGATTCCATGGTCGACTGGATACGCGATAATTGGCCCGGAGGCATGAAAGGCTACCGCGCCGGAAAGAAGGCCGGCCTGGATCAAACCCGCCGCCCCGACGTCGTGATTGTGCGAGATCCATCCCTGCCGCCCGAGCAATCGAATATCAAGACCGTCGTCGAGATGAAGTTCGAGGACTCATACGGCGATCGTCAAAAGGAGGCATACGTGCGAATCGCCGGTAGCGACAAAAAGGTCGCGACGCTGCGCCCTGCTGACTGCGGATGCGGCGACGAAAAGCCGGACGAGAAACCCGTGCGATCGACGCAAACGCAATCCGACGCCGAGTCGATTTTCGGCGTCAGTCCGGCCGGGCCGAACCGCGCTCTGCCCGCCCCGATCCCGCATCTCCCGCCGGGCGTCCCCGGCTTCGTGCTCCCCTGAATACCATGACGAAAGACGAACTGGCCGCATGGGCCAACGACCCCAAGCGCCGCGACACCCTGCCGTATGGGCTGTTCGAGCCGCCCTATCAGAAGGGCATCGTAGGCGCTGCGTTCGTAGTGCGTGGCGTGCTGTACTTCAGGAACGGCTACGCGGATGCGACACGCAAGGCACTGTCGCGATGCTACGACCGCTATCTCGACGTCGTCACCAAGTACGAAGCGCTATTGGCGAAGGCCGAAGACCGCGACCCGCCGAAGGCCGGCCCGATGCGATGGTTCTACGCAGAGGGCGAGACGCCCGTCGCGTTCGACAAGTCGCCCGGCTTCCCCGACTTGGCGAAGCGCCTGCCGAGTAACGCCGCCCTCGTGTCGACCACGACCAGCGCGGATCACAAGCTCGCGGCCGGCTTCTACGATTTCGCCGTGTTCTGCCTCGAAGACTGGGAAGCGAAGTTCGGGCGCAGCCTCGACGTCATGTCGTTCACCGTGCCGCGCAGCTTCCTGCAACTCGCCCCCGGCGCGTTCGAGCGCCTGTTTGCCGAGTTCGCGGATTGGCTGCGCCCCGTGCACGGGCACGCCGGATACGCGGTCAACCTCCCGCCGATGGGGCGCGATCCGAACGAAGCGAGCGAGTATTTTTGGGCGCGCCAGTACGGAGCCGGGCTGGACGTCGGGAGTCCGCGGCGCACCTGCGTGCGCGACCTCACGGACAAGCTCAAGACGGTCGACTGGTTGACCGCAATCGATGCCGATCTAGTGCGCGCAGCGGGCGGCACAGAAGGGCTGATGCTGCCTCCGGACTGGTATCGAAAGACCCCTTTCGGCGACGGCGGCCTCATCATTCAGGCGGGCACGGAACCGCAAACAGGCGTATCGATGGGAGCAGGGCAACCGCCGGCACTACCGGCCGCATATGTCCTGCTGAACCAGGCGCTGCGCCCCATCGTCGCCGACACGATCGACAGCCTGCAAGATGGCACGGCCAGCAGCACCGCGCCCCTTCTCAGCACTACCGTCGCGAGCGAAGCGTGGTTGCGACGCTTCAATGTGCCCGACGACGAACTCCCCGGCTACTGGATCGAGCTTCACAAGACGGCGAAGCTGCCGGAGAGACAATGACGCGCGCCGAGACTGCATAAGCAAGGCGCATAAAACTGCATAACGAAATCGTCCCGTGGGCCGCCGCGCGGCCCACGCCGGGCGGGCCGGAGCGCCTAGCGCATGCGTGCATAAAAACCACTCGATTTTGCGGGCAGGTGGGGCGGGGTCACAACTGCGCGCGCGGGGTCGTGATCAGCATCCTCGGTCAGGGTCAGGGTCCGGCTCCAGGAATGCCCCGCCGGCGCGTCAGGCGGCCCGCCACGGCCCTGCTGCGCCTCGGCCCAACTCGGCGCGGCCATCCGCCGGTGGCCGCCCTGATGCGCCCTATTCGCCTCGGTCGCGCACAGGCGACGGACGCAAAAAAGCCGCCGGCACCGAAGTGCCCGGCGGCTTGTTTTTGGTTCTTCACGGATTTTCCGGGAACGCGGGCTGACTGTCGGCGATCGGCCATCTGCGGTCACTCGTCCATCGCTGCTCGCAGACGTTCGAACAACAGCTGCACCCTTCATAACGGACACTCGATCGGGAAGCCTCGCTGTCAGTTGATCGGCCCAGGCGGTCGCCCACACTTTGACGGCATCGGGGCTTTGCGCCTTATTAGCCAAGCGGATTGGCGACAAAATCGGCAATCGCTTTTGCAGTTTCGATAGCAGACGGCACAACGGCTGCTAAAGCTTTTGTCGCTTCAACCAGACCTGATGCGGTGACCTTCAATTTCGCCGGGCGCGGTGTCGGCTTCTGTAGTTCTTCCGATAGGTCGTTGGCTTGCTCTACGACAACCTCAGCTTCTCCAGCGTGTGACTCCGGAGTTGTTCCAAGCTCGCTTTTAAGGTCGAGAAATAGCTTCGCCAACTCCTCGCGTTTTGCTGATGAAAGCGAGGAGGCTGATTGAATGGACTGCGATACATGATCCAATTCGCTCATGAGGTTCAGTACGGAATTACTTACATTGCTAATGTGAATGTTGTTCACGACTGGATTCTCCCGGGTAACATCGGGTTCGTCAAAAACGCTTTGATGGAACTCCCACTTGAAACCTTTATCTGTCAGCTCCACCGTCTTAATGGTCCCATAATTATGTCGCCAATACAGTAGCCCATGTTCAGAAAGAAAATTGACCACGTCATTCAATTCATAGTCGTCTATTCCGATTTTTCTTGCGAACTTTCGTGCGTCCCAGAAATAGATGGTGCGCGGATGCCCCGCCTCAAAAAGATCCGTGGAGTTACGTGATTGATCAGCTTCTGCGACTAATTTTAGGAAGTGCTTACTAACTTCACGAATATTCCGCATGAAAGTCCTCCTCTTCGGTTCCTGACCTTCTCGTCTGCAACTTGATGTTGCGACTCCTACCATCTGCATAGTAGCGACTGTTTGGAGAAGTCGGTAAGCGCGATTGATTTTCGGGATTTTCGTAAAAACAGGAGGTTGGTCGTTCCACCTTGAAAGCCGCAACCGAGTTTGCACCGCGTCGAAGGGCCGCGATAAAGACCGATGACCTGCTGGCCGACTCGAACGGATGTATGACCGCCCCGCACTTAAAAGCTGCCGTTGGAGTGGTGTCTGGTCCAGGGGCAGGAGTGGGTCGGATAGCGGCATCCACGGAAATCTACGAAGATCCTTTGTTTTGCCGGCTGCGCAGTCGGGCGTCAGCCCTTCGGCATCTCGAAGTCCCGGAACCGCACGACCTCGATCCCGAGCCAGTCGTTCACCTCCCGCAGCCGCGCTTTCAGCGGTTCGATCTCGAGGCCGTTGAACACGCCGGCCGCCTTCTCCACGTCACCGAACCCGCCCGCGTTCGACGGGATGATCCCCATGAGCTGCGGCGGCACTCGGTGCGCCGCAAGCTGATCCTCGACCGTCACCTTCTTGATGTTCCAGAACTCGTCCTTCGCCGCGACCTCGCCGATCGGCAGGAGCTGGATGCCGTCCTTCTTCCCCTTCGGCGCGTACATGAACAGGTTGCGGAAGTTGCCCGGCCCCTTCGCGTTCTTCAGCGCCGCGCGCAGGTTGTCGACGTCCTCCTGCTTGTCGGCCGGATCGGTCATGTACAGGATGAAGCCGGCGTGGCTGCCGTTCTTGTAGTAGCGCCGACGGAACAGCGTCGCGCTCTCGTTCAACCAGGTCGAGTTCAGCGCCGACATGTATTCCGGCAGCCCGTAGACCTCCTGGTTCAGGTCCGGCTCGAACAGGTGATAGACGGCGCCCTTCGGAAACGCGTGCGGCTCGCGCGCGTTCGTCACGAACCAGTATTGATCCGGCTCGACGCCGACCCGCGTGTATTTCGCGAGCGACGATTTCAGCGCCATCGGCGCGCCGAGCCGATTCGTGCGCAGCTCGAGGTAACTGTTCGCGAAGACCAGGTACTCGAGCACGTACCGGCTGAAGTCCGCGCGCGACAGCAGCGGATGCTCGATATACGCCTGCACGAGGATGTTGCGCTTCACGTAGATGGCCGAGCTGTGATGCGGCGCGGCCCGGAACGAGCGTGCGAGCCCATCCAGCGGCAGCGGCGGCTCGTACCAGTTCCCCATGCGCATGCATTCGACGTAGTCCAGCAACTCGCGCCGGTCGAGCACCGCGATCGGATCGCCGAACGAGAATACTTCCGCGCGCGGCGCCGGCGCCGCGGTCGATTCCACCGCCGGCTCGGCGCGGTCCTGCGTGCGGCGCCCGGCGCCGCGTCGATACTTGCGTGACATCAGAAAATCTCCATGAATCCGGTATTGGTGCCTGTTGCGCCCTCGAGCGGCTCGTTCGCGAGCGCGTGCATGCACGCCCAGGCCAGGTCGCCGTGGCTCGCCTCTTCAGAGCGGCTCGCCTTGTACGTGACCTGTAGGCCGCTGGGCGTGATGGTTTTCTTGATCGCCATGAACGACGCGGCGAGATCCTTCCAGCCCGTGTCGAACTCGAGCCGGCCCTTGCGGATTACGTTCTGCGCCTTCATCACGAGCGCCGTCTTGATCTCGACCGAGTAGTGGAACGGCGTCGCGGCCGGGAAGAACTTCGTGACGAGCTGGTAGACGCCCTGCCCAATCCCGGTCGTATCGATGCCGATGTAGGTGACGCGGTAGCGTCTGGTCAGCGCTTCGATCTGCGCGGCCTGCGCCTCGAAGTCCAGGCCGTGCCACTGGAACCGCTCGAGCACGCGGAATTTCCCGCCCGGATGCTTCGGCGGCGCAATCACGACGCAACCAGCGCTGTCGCCCGTATGCGACGGGTCATAGCCGATCCACACCTCTTCGTCACCGAACGGACGCAGGTACAACGGCTTGTAGTCGTCCCACACCTCCCAGGTGTCAACCATGCACGTCTGCAGCGTCGCCAGCGGAAACACCGACAGCGAATCGTCGATGAACTGGCACAGCAGCAGGTTCGCGTATTCGTCGGCGCTGTATTCGAGCTTCAGGCGCTCGAGGTCGAACAGGTTGCAGCCGCCGCGCACCGCATCCTCGACGGTCACGATCTGTCGCCACTGCCCGTCGCCGCACGCGCGGCCGGCCGCGAGCGCCGCGTTCGAGACGTCGATCGACACGCGCTGATCCTTCGGGCGGCCCTTGTTGAACAGCGCGCCGGACCAGAACGGATAGGCGTCGTGCGCCAGGCTCGACGGCGTCGAAAAATAGGTCTGCCGCCACTGCGAATGGATCGCCATGCCGGACGCGACCTTGCGCAGGTCCTGGAAGCGCGGCACCCAGAAGTACTCGTCGAAATACAGGTTGCCGTGATAGCTCTGCGCGGTGCGTGCGTTGGTGCCGAGGAAGTACAGCGTCGCGCCGTTCGGCAGCACGATTGGATCGCCGCGCAGCTCGACACCGACCGCGTCCTTCGCGAACTGGACGATGTACTGCCGGAACACGTGCGCCTGCGCCTTGCTGGCCGACAGAAAAATCTGATTGCGGCCCGTGTTCAGCGCGTCGAGCAGCGCCTCGCGCGCGAAGTACCAGGTCGCGCCGATCTGGCGGCTCTTGAGGATGTTGCGGATACGTTCCTTGAAGCCCGCGCGATACCAGCCGCGCTGATACTCGAAGATCGATTCGAGGAACGCGTCGTTGAGCTTCTCGATCTGCTCGTCGCTGAACGCATTGCGCTCGTCCGAGCCGCGCGATCGGCGCGTGCCACCCGCGCTCCCGGATTCGCTCACCTTCGCATCGTTCGCCGGGCGCGGCCTCAACCGGTCGAGCTGACGCGTCAGCAGGTCGATCTCCTTGTAGTCGCGCCCTTCCTTCGCCTCCTTCGTCACCAGCTTGATCAACTGCGCTTCGATCGTCATGTTGACGCGATCGACCGGCTCGGTGTCGTCCCATCGGTCGCGCCGCTTCCAGCTATAGAGCGTGGCCGGCTTCTCGCCGAGCATTTCGGAGATACGCGCGATGCGATACCCCTGCCAGTACAGGTCGCGAGCGCGCCGACGCGGATCGACGTCGGATGAATCAATGGGAAGAGCAGTCATGCAGCAAGGCTACCGACGCGCGCGCGTAGGCCCTACTGCATACGGTTGTATCGGTTGCGTCCACAACCAACATGCGTTGCGACGTGGGTTCGAACTGCCGACACTGGAATCCCTGAACACAGCCCCTCACAGCGGATTCGCACATGGCACAGGACGCAAAGAAGACGAAATTTTTCTGCATCGCGACGGAAGGCGCGACCACGGACGGCCGAAAGATCGACCGCAAGATGCTCGAGCAAATGGCGAGCAACTACGATCCGAAGAAGTACGGCGCCCGAATCAACATGGAACACATTCGCGGCATGTATCCGGACAGCGCATTCCGCGCATATGGCGACGTGATCGCGCTGAAGACCGACGAGCAGGATGGCAAAACGCGCCTACTCGCGCAGCTCTCGCCGACGAAAGACCTGATCGCAATGACCACCGAGCAGCGCCAGAAGGTCTACACGTCGATGGAGGTCGACCCGGACTTCGCCGGTACCGGTGAGGCGTACCTGGTTGGCCTCGCCGTCACCGACAACCCGGCGAGCCTCGGCACCGAAATGCTCGAGTTCAGCGCGAAGAGCAAGGCGCTCGATAAGCGCAAGCAGCGCCCGGAAAACCTGTTCAGCGCTTCGGTCGAGGCTGACATCGAGCTGGACGAAGACGCGGTGCGCACGAACGATGCAGGCAAGTCGCTGTTCTCGAAGGTGCTCGGCCTCCTGAACCGCAAGGAAGCGACCGACGACCAGCGCTTTTCCGACCTCTCGCAATCGGTCGTCGCGCTCGCGGAAAGCCAGAGCCAGGTGCTCGAGCAGCTCGAAAAGTACAACGCGAATTTCGACGAGCTGAAGCGCGCGCAGCAGGACGGCGACAAGCGACACAGCGAGCTGGTCCAGAAACTGTCGCGCACCGACAGCAGCACGCAACAGCGGCCGACGTCGACGGGCAGCGACAACGCGGCGCAGACCGACTGCTAACCCGCCCTCATCCCTTTTCCCATAGACGGAGAACCCATGCGGAACACCACCCGCGAGCAGTACAACCGGTACCTGGGCCGCATCCAGGAACTGAACGGCGTCAGCGATGCGACGAAGAAGTTTTCGGTCGCGCCGAGCGTGCAGCAAACGCTCGAAACCAAGATTCAGGAGTCGAGCGCATTCCTCGGCCGGATCAACATCCACGGCGTCGAGGAAATGGAAGGCGAGAAGATCGGCCTTGGCGTAACCGGCCCTATCGCGAGCCGCACCGATACGACCAAGCGAGCGCGCGAGACGCGCGACCTGTCGGCACTCGATAGCCAGAAATACCGCTGCGAGAAGACGAACTACGACCACCATATTCGCTACCAGCAGCTCGACGCGTGGGCGAAGTTCCCGGACTTCCAGGCGCGCCTGCGCGATTCCATCGTCGTGCGCCAGGCACTCGATCGCATCATGATCGGATGGAACGGCGTAAAGGTTGCGGACGATACCGATCTCGCCGCGAACCCGCTGCTTCAGGACGTGAACATCGGCTGGCTGCAGCAGTACCGCAATAACGCAAAGCAACGCGTGTTCTCGGGCGTGAAGATCGGCAAGGGCGAGGAATTCAAGAATCTCGACGCTGTCGTTTCGCTCGCGCGCAACGAGTTCCTCGACCCGTGGTACGCCGAAGACCCGAATCTCGTCGTGATCTGCGGCCGCGAGCTGCTCCAGGACAAGTATTTCCCGCTCATCAACCAGGCGCAGCCGTCGACCGAAACGCTCGCAACCGACATCGTCGTCTCGCAGAAGCGCGTCGGCAACCTGCCGGCCGTCAGCGTCCCGTACTTCCCAGCTCATGCGCTGATGGTCACGCGCCTGGACAACCTGTCGATTTACTGGCAAACGAGCGCGCGCCGGCGCTCGCTGAAGGAAGTGCCCGAGCGCGACCGTATCGAGAACTATGAAAGCTCGAACGATGCGTACGTGATCGAGCAGTACGGCGCCGGCTGCGTGGTCGAGAACATCCAGCTCGTCGACGCTGCCCCGCCCGCTCCGCAGGGTGGCGCATGACGAACCCGTTCCGCCAACACTTCCAGCGCACCGTCGCGGCGACGGCCGCGCGCGGCGCGCCGGCGAGTGTCGGCGGGCTGCGCGACGACTCGGCATATACGCTGATGCTCGCGCAGCTCGACGAACACCGCCGTGCGCTGAAGGCCGTCGAGTCGCTCGAGCGCAAGGCCGATCTGAAGCGGCAGTTTCTGCCCGCATACGACGCGTGGGTCGCGGGCGTGCTCGACGGCGCGGCCGGCGCCCAGGACGACGTGCTGATGACGATCATGGTCTGGCGCGTCGACGTCGGCAACTACCAGGGCGCGCTCGAGATCGGCGCGTATGCACTGCGGCACGGCCTCACGCTGCCCGACCAGTTCAAGCGCAGCACGCCCTGCCTGCTTGTCGAGGAATTCGCCGACGCGGCGCTGCGCGCGAACCGGGCCGGCGAGTCGATCCAAGTCGAGCCGCTGATGGACATCGAGCAGCTCACGGCCGCGGCCGACATGCCCGACGAGGTGCGCGCGAAGCTGCACAAGGCGATCGGCTACGGCCTCACCGCCTTGTATCCCGCGACCGCACTCGACCACCTGCGCCGCGCATTGCAACTCTTCGCGAACGTGGGCGTGAAGAAGGACATCGAGCGGCTCGAGCGCGAGCTGAAGAACTCCGCCAGCGGGGGCCAGTCCGGCTCCGATGGCTGACACCGAGCGTACCCCGCGCACCAGGCGGCACGGGGCCGTAGCCGGCACTGTCCGCGCGAAAGCCCCGTCCACCGCCTCTACCAATCACCGACACGAACCTGATCATGTCCTTTGTCTCGACCCCGCCGCTGCCGCGCGCGCCGGCGGAAGCTGAACCAGCCAAGCCGATCAAGAACGATCCGTTCTACCCGGACGTGTCGCTCGAGCATGCACGCGACACGATGCGCCTCGACGGTTCCGTCACCGATGCCCGCCTGCGGCACGAGCTGCTCGCCGCGGTCGCGAGCGTGAACGACGAGCTGCGCAGCGCCCGCGCGGCGTGGCGCGATGCCGGCATCGTGCGGCTCGCCGACGTGCCGGCCGACCAGCTCGACGACGAAAGCGTGCGGCTGCAGCACTACCGGCGCGCCGTGTACTGCTTGGCGAAGGCGACGCTCATCGAGCGGTACCGCGATTACGACACGACGGGCGACGGTGCGCGTCGGGCCGACGAGCTCGAGCCGCAGGGCGACGAGCTGCGCCGCGATGCACGCTGGGCAATCAGCGACATCGTCGGCCGGCCACGCGTAACGGTGGAGCTGATCTGATGGAGGTCCGCGCGCTGCAGGGCGAAACCCTCGACGCGCTGTGCTGGCGCGTGCTCGGCCGCACGCGCGGCGTCGTCGAGGCCGTGCTCGACCTCAACCGGGACCTGGCGCAATACGGCCCGATCCTGCCTCACGGGCTGCTCGTCGAGCTGCCCGACGAAGTACCGCAAGCGGCGCAATCCGGCGCCGAGCGGCTCCAGTTATGGGACTGAAGATGGCTGAACCAATTTCCACGTCGTCCGCGACGGTCGCGGCGCTCGGCGTTGCAACGCTGTCGCTGTTTCCCGGCGTCGACGCCAACGTCGTCATGGGCGCGTTCGCGGGCTCGCTGCTGTTCGTGATGACCGCGGCCGACCCGTCGATCCCGAAGCGCGTCGCGTTCTTCGTGATCTCGTTCGTCGCCGGCTGCCTCACGGCCGAGCTGTTCGCGGCCGCGCTCGACGCCGTGCTGCCGGCGCGCGTCGAGGTCCACGCCGGCATCGGCGCGCTGATCGCCTCCGCGCTCGTCGTGAAGCTGCTGCTGTGGCTGATCGCCCAGGCCGACGCGCCCGACCGGCTGCTGAACGTGTTCAAGGGGAGGGAAAAGTGATGCTCACGACCGTCTACGCCCTGCTGTGCGCGGCGCTCGCGCTGCGCCTCGTGACGTTCCGCCGCGGCGCCGGCGCCCACCGGCCGCTCGCGTCGTGCCTGGCCTACGCGCTGGCCGTCGCCGCCGGCGCTGCGCCGATCCGCGCCGCGTTCGGCACGCTGCCGCCGGCGAGCCTCGCCGACACGGTGCTGGTCGGCGTCCTGTGTCTCGCCGTGTACGGCGTGCGCGGCAACGTCGTCGAGCTGTTCCACCGGGGCAACCCACGCGACTCCGTGATCGCGCGCGTGCTGCAGTTCAAGCTGTGGGGGCGTCATGTATAAGACCCTTCGCCTGGACGACCGTGGTGCGGATGTCGGCTACCTGCAGCGCCAGCTCGTCGCCGCTGGCGCGCGCCTCGACACCGACGCGATCTACGGCAGCGCGACGCGCACCGCCGTGCTGGCGTTCCAGGCATTGCACGGCCTGGTCGCCGATGGCATCGCCGGCCCGAAGACCTGGTCGACGCTCGCGGCCGGTCAGCGCGATCCGCGCGATCTCACCGACGCGGACCTCCAACGTGCGGCCGACCAGCTGCAGGTCGATCTCGCGGCCGTGCGCGCCGTCAACGAGGTCGAATCACACGGCGCCGGCTTCCTGCCGGACGGCCGCCCCGTGATCCTCTACGAACGGCACATCATGTACCGCCAGCTCGCGGCCGCCGGCATGGACGCGGGCGCGCTGGCGGCAAAGTACCCCGCCCTGGTGAACCCGAAGCGTGGCGGCTACGCCGGCAATGCGGCGGAATATGCGCGCCTGACGAGCGCGCAGCAGATCTCGGCCGCGTGCGCGCTCGAGGCGACGAGCTGGGGTGCTTTTCAGATCATGGGCTTCCACTGGAACGCGCTCGGCTACCCCGACGTGTTCGCGTTCGTCGACGCGATGAAGGCCAGCGAGGCCGAGCAGCTCGAGGCGTTCGTCCGTTTCATTCTCGCCGACAAGACGCTGCTCGCCGCGCTGCGCGGCCGGAAGTGGGCGAAGTTCGCCGAGCTGTACAACGGCAAGGCGTACGCCGAGAACCTGTACGACGTGAAGCTCGAACGGGCGTTCGAGCGCTACAGCCGGGCGGCTGCATGACGGCCAGCGCTCGCATCCTCGTCGTCGGCGCGATCGCGCTCGCCGGTGCGGCCGTCGTCATCGCGGTTCAGCATGCGCGCCTGGTCGACGCCGGCCAGCGCGTCGACGCACTCGCGCGTGACGTGCGCGACCGGACGGCCGAGCGCGACGCGGCGCGCCGCGACGTTAAGGTCGTCACCCAGTACGTCGACCGCGTCCAGGTCGTCCGCGAGAAGGGCGACACCATCATCAAAGAGGTTCCCGTTTATGTGGATCGCGAAGCTGATCGTGCCTGCGTTGTTCCTGTCGGGTTTGTGCGCGTGCACGACGCCGCCGTCGCCAACGTGCCAGTGGGCGATCCCGGAGGCGCTGATGCGGCCCCCGCGGGCATTGCGCTCTCTGCCGTCGCCGCCACCGTCGCGGGCAACTACACCACCTGTCACGAAAACGCAGAGCAGTTGATCGCGCTGCAGGCGCGCGTGCGCGACATCGTGCCGGAGGCACCATGAACAAGCCCGACAGCCTACGCGCGGCGCTCACCGCCGCGCTGCCCGAGTTCGCACGCAATCCCGATCGGCTGCACATCTTCATCGAACACGGGTCGATTGCCGTCACCGCAGCGCACTCACTGTCGTTCGAATATGCGTACACGCTCGACATCGTCGTGACGGATTACGCCGGTCATTCGGATCACCTGATGGTGCCGATCATCGCCTGGCTGAAAATCAACCAGCCCGAGCTGCTGCTCAACCGCGATCTCTGCCGTGATGGGTTCAAGTTCCAGGCCGAACTGCTCGACAACGGCAAGTCCGACGTCGAAATCCTGCTGAAGCTGACCGAGCGCGTCGGCGTAACCGAGCAAGCAGACGGCTACGATATTCGCCACTTCGGCGAACCGCCGATCGCGGGGACTTGATGGCCGACCGACTGTCCCGCGCCGAGGATTGGGCGTCCGGCCTACTCGGCCAGCTCACGAGCGCGCAGCGCGCGCGCCTGGCGAAGACGCTGGCGACCGAGCTACGCCGGCGCCAGTCGCGGCGCATCGCCGAGGCGCGCAATCCGGACGGCAGCCGGTACGCGCCGCGCAAGCCGCAGGCCCGGCGCAAGAAGGGCCGCATCCGGCGCGCGATGTTCTCGAAGCTGCGCACCGCCCGCTTCCTCAAAACGGCCTCGAGCGCCGACGCGTCGGTGCTGCATTTCACGCGCCAGGTCGAGCGCATCGCGCGCGTCCACCAGGAGGGCCTGCGCGATCGCGTCGAACGCAACGGCCCGGTCGTCCAGTATCCGGCGCGCGAGCTACTCGGCCTGGCCGACCCCGATATCGACCGAATCGCGGACGTCGTCCTCGACTTCCTGTCGCAGTAACGCGACGCACGGCCGGTTTTCACTTCATGGCCGCGTGTTCGGATGCGTCCCGGCCTACAGAATGGAAACTCCATACCAAGGCACCGATATTTCATTCACTGAACCCAATAGGGTCAAATAAACCCCGATTTGCTTTTAATAGACGCAAATCGGAACCAAGCAGATAACCATTCCACACAAATCAAAAAATCAGCCACCCATCGCAATTAATTAAATCAATAAAACACAATCAAATTTAATTTACAAACCCAAAAAAGCAACCCTCATTATTTATCAAATCAACCCTGTTAAATATGATAGGTAGAAATTTTACCACCCCCATCTAAGATTAATATGCCGAGTCGATTCAATTTCGGCGACACCTCAAAAATGGGGTCCGACTTTAACAAATCGATTAGACGAGGGAAAAAATGGGTGCTTATGTCATTGAATATGCTCAAGATACAAACTTCGTACTTGCAGTCCAGGATCAAATACTAGGTTCCCAAGTCGTAATTAAAAATAAGAAGGGGCTAGCACCACGATATGCCTTTTGGGATGTCGACTTCGACAGCGGCGTCATTTCACTCAATTCGAGTGGCGGCGGGATTGCGGTCGGCGCAGACCGGATCGCCCCTGAATCACTCGCGAAGCTCAAACTCCGTCAGGACGCGATACATTTCAATTTCTTCCTGCACCCCGGATTCCTCATTGTCGCTAGCGATCCCTCCTTGTGCCTCGACGTCAAGGACCGCAAAGTTGCTGACGGAACCCCGACTTGGCTCTTCCCATACAACGGCTCGCCCGCCCAGCAGTGGCGTCTCGTCCCGCTGCACAACCTCGAAGCCTTCGAATAAAACGCCGGTCAAGGTCGGCAGGCCCCCAACATGCCTCCCCGACCTTCGTAGCTCGAGCGCCGCTCGAGTCTGATCACGCCGTTGATACCGAAGCCCGCGGACCGAAATCCGCGGGCTTTTTCGTTGTGGCCTGACGCGACACAACCGAATACACATGCCCCTTCCCCGCGCGCGCGGCATCCTTGCCGCATGGATGATTTTGCTGACCTGAACCGCCGCCTCGAGAGTCTCCTGCGCGAGGGCACCGTGATCGATGTTGATCACGATGCCCGCCGCGTGCGCGTGGAATCCGGCGGCCTGCAAACTGACTGGATTCGCTGGCTCGCGCAGCGCACCGGCAACAGCATCACGTGGGACCCGCCGTCGATCGGCGAGCCGGGCCTGCTCCTCTGCCCGTCCGGCGAGCCGACGACGGGCCTTTTCCTGCCCGGCGTCTACTGCGACGGCCACGACGCGCCGAGCTCCTATCCGAACGAACACCTGCGCGTCTATCCGGACGGAGCGCGTGTGGCGTATGACGCCGCAACCGGCCATCTCGCCGTCACGGGCATCAAGACGGCCACGGTCCAGGGCAGCGGCACGCTCACGATCGACATGCCGAAGGTGATCTTCACCGGTGACGTCACGATCAAGGGCGCCGCAACCGTCATGAAGCTGCTGTCGTACATGGCCGGTCTCGCCGGCGAAGGCGGCGACGTCGGCACGATCATGCGCGGCAACATCACGCACGAGGGCGGCACGCTGCGATCGAACGGCGTGTCGGTCGACGGTCACACGCACATCGACTCGATGGGCGGCACCACGTCGAAGGGGCGCGGATGATCGGCATGAACGCACGCACCGGCCGCGCGATCGGCGGCCAGGCCCACATCGAGCAGTCCGTTGCGGACATCCTGTTCACGCCGCTCGGCACACGCGTGATGCGTCGCGACTACGGGTCGCTGCTGCCCGAGCTGATCGACGGCCCGGTCAATCCGCTGATGCGCATGCGCGTGATGGCGGCGTCCGTTATGGCGCTGGCCCGGTGGGAACCGCGTATTCAGGTCAACCAGGTCGATTTCGGTAGCACCGGCATCGACGGCGGCGCCGTGCTCGAGCTGCAAGGCGAGCGCACGGACGGCCCGCGCGCCGGCACGGCCTTCTCCATGCGCCTGCCGGCGACGAATGGTCGAGGTGCCGCATGAGAACCACACCGATCGATCTGTCGCAGCTCCCGGCGCCGGACATCGTCGACGAACTCGACTACGAAACGATCCTGGCCGCGCGGAAGGCGCGCCTGATCTCCCTGTACCCGAAAGACCAGCAGGCCGAAGTCGCCGCAGCGCTCGAGCTCGAATCGGAACCGATCGTGAAGCTGCTGCAGGAAAGCGCGTACGCCGAGATGTTGCTGCGCGCGCTCGTCAACGAAAAGGCGCGCGGCCTGCTGCTCGCGTATGCGCGCGGCGCGACGCTCGAGCACCTCGCGGCCCTGTTTGACGTCGCGCGTCTGATGGTTTCGCCTGGCGATCCCGAGAACGGCATCGATCCTGTCTACGAGGACGACGACAACCTGCGCGAGCGCGTCCAGCTCGCGCCGCGCGGCTTCTCTGTCGCCGGCCCCGACGAAGCGTACGTGTTCCACGCACGCGCCGCGGACGGACGCGTGCAATCCGCGGCGGCCTACAGCCCGGAGCCGTGCGTGATGGTCGTCACGATCCTGTCGCGCGAAGGCGACGGGACGGCAAGCGACGAGCTGGTCGGCATCATTCGCAAGGCGCTGGAAAAGGTACGCCCGCAAACCGACGAAGTGATCGTGCAAAGCGCCAAGATTGTGCGCTACACGATCCGCGCAACGCTGCGCTTCTTCTCCGGTCCCGATCGCGCCGTCGCACTCGCAGAAGCGAACAAGCGCACGGCGAAATTCGCGACCGACATGCACCGCATCGGCATGGAAGTGACGGTCGACGGCCTGCATGCGGCGATGCGCGTCGCGGGTGTGCAGAAGGTGTTGCTCGACACGCCCGCCGGCGGCGTCGCCGTGACCGGCGAACAGGCGCCGTATTGCATCGGGATCGAGCTGATCGACGGCGGGGTGGCGGATGAATAGCCTGCTCCCCCCGAACGCAACCGTGCTGGAACGGCGAATCGCGCAGGCCAACGCAGGCATTGGCAACATCCCGGTCGATATCGGCACGCTGATGGACCCGGACAAGATCCCGCTCGCGTTCCTGCCGTGGCTCGCCTGGCACGTCGGCGTCGAAACCTGGAAGGACTACTGGCCCGAACAGGTCAAGCGCGCCCGCGTGAAAACCGCGATCCGCATCGCACGCGTCAAAGGCACGGCGGAAGCCGTGCGCCAGGTGTGCGCGTCCTTCGGCGCGAATGTCGCGATGCGCGAGTGGTTCGAGCTGACACCGCGCGGCAAACCCGGGACGTTCGAAATTCTGCTCACGGTCGGCAGCCGGGACGGCGTGCCGGCCACGGCCGAATACGTCGCGGACATCCGCGCCGAAGTCGATCGCGCAAAGCGCGGTACCGCGCACTACATCTTCAAGCAGGGCTATAGCGCGATCGGCACGCAGCGGATCGGCGTCGGCGCACGCCCCGCGGTCTATCGCCGCCTATCCCTCTCGGAAACCTGAACATGGCTGGAACCCTGATTCAAATTACCGATGCCGGCCGCGCAGCGCTCGTCGCAGCCGGCAACACTGGAACCGTTGCGCGCCGGGTCGTCGAAATCGGCATCGGAACCGCAGCATTCGCCTTCGACAAGGGCATGACGGCACTACCGAACGAGCGCAAACGCGTGACGACGTTCGGGGGCGAAAACGTCGCGCCGGACACCGTGCACGTCGTCATCCAGGACGATTCGGACGACCAGTATTCGCTGTACGCCTTCGGCCTGTACCTGGACAACGGCGTGCTGTTCGGCGTCTACGTGCAACGCACGCCAATCCTTGAGAAATCGCCCGCAGCCATGCTGCTGTTGGCGAGCGATATCGTGTTCGCGTCGATCGACGCCGCGCAGCTTCAGTTCGGCCCCGCCACGTTCCTGAACCCGCCGGCGACCACCGAGCGGAAGGGCGTTGTCGAGTTGGCCACGCAAGCCGAAGTGGACGACGGCACTGACGACACGCGCGCGGTGACACCGAAGACCGCAGCGAAGCGCTACGCCGCGCTCGACGGCGCGACGTTCACCGGCCCGGTAAACGTTGCATCTGGCGGCGTCAGGATTGCCGGCGACATGGAAGCGACCGGTAGCAGCCGGGCGCGTGCGCTGTACGTGGACGGCGGTGCCGGCTCGCTCTCGACCCTCCATTTCCTGTCCGGCGGCAAGAATCGGTTCTCGATCTTCAAGGACGACGACGCTGAAGACGGCACCGGCGCTGGTAGCAATTTGCGCATCAACGGCTTTACGGACGACGGCAAAACTCAGGGAACCGCGGTGATCGTCAACCGTGGAACGCTCGCCGTGACGTTGCCGAAGCGCCTGATCGTCGGCTCTACGACCGACGACGGCGCATCAGCACTTCAGGTCGCCGGTCGCATCTCCGTGAGTCGCACGGCCAGCGAAGGCCAAGTCGCGCTCGGGAAAAACGACGGCTACTTCTACGGAAGCGAGCAAGGCGCCGGTTTCTGGTCGTCGACGCAGGGCCGCTTCCAATACGTCTTCGCTGATCGGACCTTCCGCATCAACGACAAGTCTGTCTGGCACGAGGGCAATCTCAACCCGCTCGACAAGACGAAGGGCGGCACGATGGGCGGCGACCTCGCATTCGCGCCGGACAAGCGCGTCGTCCTCGCGGAAGGCAGCCGCGGCCGCCCGTCCCTGACCTTCGCGAATGACGACGGCACCGGCCTCTATCACACGGGCGATGGAAGCTTCGACGTCGCGAGCAAAGGGCAGACGGTGTTGCGATTCACCCCGTCGCTCGCCGCATTCGACCAGGCCGTGACAGGCCCGACGCCGCCTACCGGTGATCGCTCTACGCGGCTCGCCACAACGGAATGGGTGCTGGCCGCCATCTCGACGACGGCGATCGGTCAAATCGTATTCGAGCCCCGCACGACGGTTCGCGCCGGCTTCGTGAAGGCCAATGGCGCAGTCGTGAATCGTGCGGACTATCCCGCTCTGTGGGCATATGCGCAGGCCAGCGGCGCGCTCGTGTCGGACGACGAATGGCAGAAGGGCCGCTTCGCATGTTTCTCGACCGGAGACGGAGCAACGACCTTCCGTCTCCCGGAGATGCGCGGCGAGTTCATCCGGTGTTGGGACGATGCCCGCAGCATCGACAAAGATCGCATGATCGGCTCGTGGCAGGACAGCACGAACCGCTTGCACAGCCACGGCGCGAGCGCGAGCGAAGTCGGCGATCACGCACACTCGGCGTGGACCGACACGCAGGGCTGGCACGGTCACGGCGTGAACGATCCGGGGCATAACCACGGCGTGAACGACCCAGGGCACGTGCACGGAGCGATCAACATTTCAGCTACCGGCCGCGGCTCGTACCTTGGCACCGGAACCAGCGAGTTTTCCGGGGGCGGCAGCACACGTTTCGGCGTGGATGGCACCGCGTTCCCGACCCACGGTGCAGGTACCGGAATCTGGCTCAGCGGTTCCGGAACGGGAATCTGGCTGAACGGAGACGGCAACCACGCCCACAACGTAGGTATCGGCGGCGCCGGCCGCCACAGCCACGCCATTACCGTCAACGGTGACGGTGCAAACGAAGCGCGACCGCGCAACGTCGCGCTGCTCGCGATGATCCGCGCCTTTTAACTTGGACCTCGAAACATGCTGATTCACCACTACAACCCATCGACCGGCGAATACCTGAGCAGCAGCCAACCCGACCCGGACCCGCGCAATGACGAACGCTGGCTCATCCCGTCATCCGCAACAGTCGATATGCCGCCGCCGCGCACTCCGACGACTTGGCCGTTTTACCGCGACGGTGCCTGGCTCCTGATGCCGGACTACCGCGGACGTATCTGCTACCGAACGGACAACGGCGAGTCGGTCGAAATCGCGATCGCGGGCAAGACACCAAGCGACCTCGGCCTCACGACCGAACCGCGGCCGTCGCCGCGTCACGCGTGGGTCAACGGCGCCTGGACCGTTCCGCCGGAACTGATCGAACGCGAGAAGCGCGACGCCGCGATGGCCGAGTTCAACAGGCTGATGGGGGTCGCGCGCAGTGAGAACGCTGGCAAGGCCGACGCATACTCCGCGGGTATGCTCAACGACGAAGGCATCTACTACTTCAAAGCCTGGTCTGCATACCAGCTGGCGCTCGTCGCGGCGATCGAGGTCGATACGTTCCCGGATGCCGTGAAGTGGCCCGATATGCCGGCGCCGTATGTGGCGCCGCAGCTGCCGTCGCCGGAGAAGGAAGAGCAGTAAGAAAAGGACGCGGCGACGTGCGCGATGCTGCTACATCGTGCACGCCCCGCTCCCGCAGAGCATACCTGCAGGATTGGCCAGGGCCGCGACACCTCTCGAGAGGCGCCGGCATCCTAGCACAGCAGGAATCACCCCATGCAGGACATCCGTTGCGGAAGCTGTAATCGAAAACTCGGCGCCGGCGAGTACATCCGGCTCACCATCAAATGCCCGCGCTGCCGGGCAATGAATTTTCTGAGGGCCGCGAGCCCCCTACCCGCAGGCCAACGAGCCTCCGACACAAGGGAATCGCCCCATGCAACACACCATCTCCGCTGACCTGATCAACCGCGTGCACCTGGCCGACGCATTGTCTGTCCTGCGCGCGCTGCCCGATGGCTGCGTCGACCTGACGCTCACCGATCCGCCCTACTCGTCCGGCGGCACAACGAGCGCGTCGCGCAGCCAGGTGCCATCGAGCAAGTACATCGGCGGCGACGTCAAAACCGTCTATCCTGAATTCCAGCACGACAGCAAGGATCAACGGTCGTGGACATTCTGGTGCATGACGTGGCTCGCCGAGGTCTACCGCGTCAGCCGCAACGAAGCCCACCTCGCCTGCTTCGTCGACTGGCGCCAGTTGCCGAGCCTCACCGATGCAATCCAGGCGGCCGGCTTCACCTGGCGCGGTGTCGCGGTATGGGACAAGACGAGCGGCCGCACGCGGCCGCGTGCCGGCGGCTTCGCGCAGCAGATCGAGTTCCTGGTCTGGGCGACGAAGGGCGCGGTGCGGCGCGCCGACGTGTATCTGCCTGGCGTGTTCTCCGAGCGCCTGGCGCACCCCAAGCGCCACATGACCGAGAAGCCGGCGCAGCTCGCGCGCGACGTCGTGCGCCTGGCGCCGGCCGGCGGCGTCGTCCTGGACCCGTTCGCCGGGTCCGGCACGTTCCTCGCCGCGGCCAAGGGCGCCGGCCTGAACTGGATCGGTTGCGAGCTCGAACCGGTCTATCACCAGGTCGCGACAGCGCGCTTGGCCGAGCTGGATACGCTGCCCGTCGCGGCATAGCGACATCCTGCAGCGGCTTCGGTTGTACCCTGTCGCTGTACAACCTTCCGCGCGTGATCTCCGCGCGCGCGGAAGGCAATCTTTCGGGAGGCTCACTTCCGGGAGATTGCATGCCTTCTGATTACCACCACGGCGTACGCGTCATTGAAATCAATGACGGTACGCGCCCCATCCGCACGGTCAGCACGGCCGTGATCGGCCTGGTCAGCACCGGCGACGACGCCGACGCGACCACCTTCCCCGAAAACCGCCCCGTGCTCATCACGGACGTGCAGGCCGCGATCAGCCGCGCCGGCACGAAGGGCACGCTCGCACGTTCGCTTGACGCGATCGCCGCGCAAACCTCGCCGCTGATCGTCGCCGTGCGCGTGCCGGCCGGCAAGGATGCGGATGCCACGACCAGCAACGTGATCGGCACCACCACGGCGGACGGCCAGTACACCGGCATGAAGGCGCTGCTCGCCGCAAAAAGCCGGCTCGGCGTCAAGCCGCGCGTGCTCGGCTGTCCAGGCCTCGATACGCTCCCCGTCGCAGCCGAACTGGCGACGGTCGCGCAGAAACTGCGCGGCTTCGGCTACGTCAGCGCGTTCGGCGCGAAGACCAAGGAAGATGCCGTCGCCTACCGCGCGAATTTCGGTCAGCGCGAGCTGATGACGATCTGGCCGGACTTCGTGAACTGGAACACGGCGACCAACGCCGAGGACATCACCTGGGCGACGGCGCGCGCGCTCGGCATGCGCGCGAAGATCGACGAAGAGACCGGCTGGCACAAGACGATCTCGAACGTCGTCGTGAACGGCGTGACCGGCATCAGCCGCGACGTGTTCTGGGACCTGCAGGACCCGAACACCGACGCCGGCTACCTGAACAGTCACGAGGTCACCACGCTCGTGAACGCGGATGGTTACCGTCTATGGGGATCACGCACCTGTTCCGAGGACAAGCTGTGGGCCTTCGAGAACTACGTGCGCAGCGCGCAGGTGATCGCGGACACGATGGCCGAGGCGCACATGTGGGCGGTCGACCAACCGATGAGCCGCACGCTGATGCGCGACATCGTCGACGGCGTGAACGCGAAGTTCCGCGCGTGGAAGACGGCCGGCTACCTGATCGACGGTCAGTGCTGGTTCGATCCGGCCGCGAACGAGAAGGAATCGCTCAAGGCCGGCCAGGGCTTCATCGACTACGACTTCTGCCCGGTTCCGCCGCTCGAGGACCTGACGTTCCGCCAGCGCATCACGGACCGCTACCTGGTCAAGTTCGCGGAAAGCATCGCCGTCTGACGGCCCGCCACTCACCATAGGAAAACGCAATGGCTCTGCCATCCAAACTCAAGAATTTCAACGTGTTCGAGGACGGCGTCTCGTTCGTCGGCGAGGTGCCGGAAATCCAGCTGCCGAAGCTGTCGCGCAAGATGGAAGCGTATCGCGGCGGCGGCATGAACGCTGAGGTCGACATCGACCTCGGCATGGAGAAGCTCGAGCTCGGCCTCACGATGGGCGGCTTCATGAAAGAGATGTTCAAGACCTGGGGCACGTCGAAGGTCGACGGCGTCACCGTGCGTTTCGCCGGCTCCTATCAACGCGACGACACCGAAGAGGTCGACGCGGTCGAGGTGTACGTGCGCGGCCGTTACAAGGAAATCGACCCCGGCAAGGCCAAGGCCGGCGACAACGCCGACCAGACCGGCACGATGTCGCTGTCGTATTACCGCCTCGTGTCCAACGGCGAGACGCTGATCGAGATCGACATTCCCAACTTCGTCGAGATCGTCGGCGGCGTCGATCGGCTCGCCGAGCAGCGCCGCGCGCTCGGCCTGTAACCCGCTCCCCTCTACCCATTCAGGAAACACACCATGCAATCGAAGCAAACCGCCGTCATCACGCTCGACACCCCGATCCGCCGCGGCGAGCAAGAAATCGGCTCCATCACGCTGACCAAGCCGCAATCCGGCGCGCTGCGCGGCGTTGCGCTGACCGACCTGCTGCAGCTCGACGTAATCGCACTCTCGAAGGTGCTGCCGCGCATCAGCAATCCGACGCTGACCGACCAGGACGTGCTGCGCATGGACCCGGCCGACCTGCTGCAGCTCGGCACGGAGGTCGCCGGTTTTTTGCTGCCGAACTCGTCGAAGGTGGACGTCTCCCTCGAGACGTCGCCGACGTAATGGCCGATATCGCGCTCGTGTTCCACTGGTCGCCCGACGTGATGGACGCAATGCCGCTGCCCGATCTGATGGCATGGCGCGAGCGCGCACGTGAACGCTACGAACAAGGCGACGCATGAGCGACCGTTCCCTGCGCCTCGAGGTTGTTCTCAAGGCGCTCGACCACGCAAGCCGGCCGATTCGCGAGATCGCCGGCCGCAATCGTACGCTCGCGAAGGATCTGCGTGACACCCGCGCGCGGCTCAAGGAACTCAACGACACGCAGCGGCGCATCGGCGAGTTCCGCGAGATGCGCACGGGGCTCGACAAAACTTCGACGAAGCTCGCCGACGCCCAGAAGAAGGTCAAGGAACTCGCGCAGTCGTTGCGCGCGGCCGGGCCGCCGTCCCAGCAGATGATTGCCGAACTGGCGAAGGCGCGGCAAGCGTCGTCGAAGCTGGGCGCCGCGTTCAAGAAACAATCAGCCAGTGTCGACGAGCTGCGCAACCGGCTTGTGCGCGCCGGCGTCGACACGCGCAATCTTTCGCAGCATGAGCGCACGCTGCGCACCGACATCGCCGCGACGACCGGCGCGATCGATGCGCAGGCGCGTCGGCTCGACGCGTTGAACGCCCGTCAGAAGCGCGTCGCGGACGCGCGCGCGAAGATGGGCGCCGCACGCGGCGCAGCGGCCGAGCTGGCGATCGGCGGGTACGCCGCGCGTGCGACCGGCTCGCACATCCTCAACGATCTGCGCGAGCCGCTGGCAGAAGCGAAGAAGGTGCAGAACGAGCGCGGCCGCATCCAGGGGCTCGGCCTGGGCGACCACGCAACGCAGGACGCCGAGCGCTATGTGCGCGCGATGAAATCGCCTGGCGTCGCGATCGCCGACAACATGACGCTGATGCGCGATGCGATGTCGATCTTCGCGGACGAGCATCATGCGCAGATGGTGATGCCGACGCTCGCGAAGATGAAGTTTGCGAACGAGGCGATGTTCGGTGCCGGCCAGGGGCATGAGAACGAAGAGAAGTTCATGAACATGCTGAAGGTGATCGAGCTGCGCGGCGGCACGAAAAGCGAGGCAGCGTTCAAGGGCGAAGCGAACATGGTCCAGCAGGTGCTGACCGCGACGGGCGGCCGCGTCGGCGGCGACGAGTGGCGCAACTTCATCCAGACCGGCAAGGTCGCCGCGAAGCAGATGCGCCAGGACGCGTTCTACTACCAGATGGAGCCGCTGATTCAGGAAATGGGCGGGCATGCCGCCGGCACCGGCGTGCAGGCCGCGTACAGCAACCTGATGCAGGGCAAGACCACCGTGCGCGCGGCGAAGCGCCTGGTCGAGCTGGGGCTCGTCGACAAGAAGTCGGTCGAGTACAACACGATCGGCAACGTGAAGCGCATCAAGCCCGGCGCGCTGATCCAGGGCGACCTCTTCAACGCGTCGCCGTTCGAGTGGATGGAGAAGGTGCTGCTGCCGAAGCTGAAGGCCAAGGGCATCACGTCCGACGCGAAGATCCTCGAGGAATTCTCGACGATCATGACGAACGGTAACGGCGCGAACCTGTTCGCCACGATGTACATGCAGCGCGAGCAGATTCACAAGAACGAGAAACTGAATCGTGGCGCATACGGCATCGACAAGCTGCACGAGCTGGCGCAGAAGCAGACGGAAGGTAAAGAGCTGATCGCGCTTGAGAAGGTGCGCAATCTGCGCACCGTCATCGGCGAGCAGGTGCTGCCCGTGTACAACCGGGCGCTCGAGCTGACGACGAGCGTGCTCGAGCGGCTGCTCGGCTTCGCGAAGGAATACCCGAATTTCACGCGGGCGGTCGCGATCGGCGCGGCCGGCCTCGGCGCGCTGCTCGCCGTGCTCGGCACGTTGACGATCGCGCTGGCGGCCGTGCTCGGGCCGATGGCGATCGTCCGATTCGGCCTCACGATGCTCGGCATGCGCGGCGGGCTGGTGTCGAATGGCGTGCGCCTGGCTGCGGCGTCGTTGCAGGCCCTCGGTCGCGTTGTGTTGCTCGTCGGCCGTGCATTCCTCACGTCGCCGATCGGACTGGTCGCGGCGGCGATTGCGATCGCCGCACTCCTGATCGTGAAGTACTGGGAGCCGATCAAAGCGTTTTTCGGCGGCATGTTCGCCGCGATCGGCGAAGGGCTGGCGCCCGTGCGAGCAGCATTCGCAGGAGCATTTGCTCCGATTGGCGAAGCGCTCGCCGCAGCAAAGCCGCTGTGGGATTGGTTCGCCGGCATGCTTTCGTCTGTCGCCGGTTGGTTCGCCAAGCTCCTCGAACCGGCTTCGACGAGTGCCGAGCAATTGCGCGCGGCCGGCGATGCCGGCCGGTCATTCGGCCAGTTGCTTGCCTTCGGCCTCCGCCTGGGGCTCGCGCCGTTCGAGCTCCTCGCACGCGGGATTGGCGCGTTGCCCACGCTATTCAATGAGGTCATGGCGGAAGCAAGCGCGGCCATGAATGGCGGCATTGGCGCGATCGGCGCACTGATACTGAACTGGTCGCCGCTCGGGCTGTTCTATCGCGCTTTCGCCGCCGTGCTGTCCTGGTTCGGGGTCGACCTCCCGACACGATTCACGACGTTCGGTCAGCAAATCTTGCAAGGGCTCGCGAACGGGATCTCGAACAGCCTGGGTGATGTGAAAACCGCGATCCAGTCAGCGGGCGATAGCGTGATCGGCTGGTTCAAGGAAAAGCTCGGCATCCATTCGCCGAGCCGCGTGTTCGCCGCGCTCGGCGGCTGGACGATGGCCGGCCTCGAGCAGGGTCTGCGCGAGGGGCAGGACGGGCCGCTGTCGACTGTGCTCGAGGTCGGCAAGCGGATCGTCGCCGCCGGCGCCGGCATCGGCCTCACGGGCGCGGCGATCGCCGGTGGCGCACCGCCGACCGTCGACAGCCGGCCGCCGCTCACAGCTGCAGCCGTCACTCGCGCGCCGAGCGCGCCGGGGCCGATCACGATCAACGTGTACGCGGCGCCGGGCATGGATGAGAATGCGCTCGCGCAGAAGGTGCTGCAGGTGATGCGCCAGGAACAGGCTGCGCAGGCCGCGCGCGAACGCTCGCGCCTGCGCGACCGAGATTGAAGGAGAGGTTGTCATGATGATGGCGCTCGGGCTGTTCGTGTTCAGCCTGTCGACCCTGCCCTACCAGGAGCTGAAGCGCCGGCGCGGCTGGCGCTTCGCCAGCAACAACCGCGTCGGCAAAAAGCCCGCGCGGCAGTACGTCGGCGAGGACGACGAAACCATCAGCCTGTCCGGCGTGTTGCTGCCCGAGCTGACGGGCGGCGACCTGTCCCTCGCCGCCCTCGAGGCAATGGCCGCCATGCACACCACCTGGCCGCTGATCGAGGGCACGGGCCATATTTACGGTATGTTCACGATCGACAACATCGATACGACGCGCACGCTGTTTTTCGACGACGGTACCGCGCGGCGCATCGAGTTCACGATCGCGCTGACGCGCAACGACGATCTCAACATGCTCGGCATCGTGACCGACGCCATCAAGGGGGCGATCTCGCTATGAACCTGGCCGACATCCCTGGCGCCGATCTGGTACAGAAGACCGTGTTTGCCGACGATCGCGTGCCGCGCGCGATTTACTCGATCACGCTGAACGGCAAGGACATCTCGCGCAAGTTCAACGGCCGGCTGATCTCGATGACGCTGCAGGACAACCGCGGCTTCGAGGCCGACCAGCTCGACATCAGCCTCGACGATTCGGACGGCGCGCTCGATATCCCGAGCCGCGGCGTCACGCTGAAGGTTGCGATCGGCTGGGCTGGCGCGGCGAACGGCCTGGTCGACAAGGGCGAATTCATGGTCGACGAAGTGCGGCACACGGGCACGCCCGACGTGCTGACGATCCGCGCGCGCAGCGTCGATCTGCGCGCGGGCCTGTCGATCAAGAAAGAGCGGTCCTGGCACCGGCAGACGGTCGGCGCCATCGTGCGCGCGATCGCCAGCCAGAACAAGGTCGAGGCGCGCATCAGCAAGACGCTCGACGCGCAGCTCGTCGACCACATCGACCAGACGGCCGAATCGGACGCCAATCTGCTGTCGCGCCTGGCGAAGATGTTCGACGCGATCGCTACCGTGAAGAACGGACTGCTGCTCTTCATCAAGGCCGGCGAGGCGACTACGGCGAGCGGCAAGCCGCTGCCGGCCGTCACGATCACGCGCGACGTCGGCGATCGTCACGAGTTCGGCGTCGCCGATCGGGACACGTACTCCGGCGTGCAGGCGTTCTACCTGAACACGCGCACCGCGAAGAAGCAGTCGACCACCGTGAAGCGGCGCCGGCGGCGCACGACGAAGAAGAAGCCGATCGACAAGAGCGGCGAGGTGCTGTTCGGCACGGCCGAGAACGTGAAGACGTTGCGGCACACGTATGCGAACAAGGGAAATGCGACACGTGCGGCAAAGGCGGAATGGGAGAAGCTGCAGCGCGGCGTCGCGGAATTCAGCGTCGTGCTGGCGCTCGGCCGGCCCGAGCTGATGACCGAATTACCTGTAACCGTGCGCGGTTACAAACGTGTCATCGACGATTGCAACTGGATCATCGCGCGCGTTACACATACGATCGACGGTAACGGCGGATTTACATCGGACCTCGATCTGGAGGTCAAGGCGAGCGAGGTGCCGGAGATTGAGTCCGAAGAGGGCGAGTAGCACCCTCGACGCGTACGGCGTTTGCCCGCCGCATCAAAAAAGCCCGCGATCGCGGGCTTCAGTTCATTCGTGCATCGACTGTTACGCCGGCGTGCAATCGCGCAACATCGGGCTACCGATCAAGCGGCCATCACCTTCGCAGGTCCACGTCACCTTCTTGCCTTTTTCGAGCGACGCCGCAAGTGCTTCGTGTTCTTTGCTCAGGTACGCGTTGACGGGCATGAATTCGTTACTGGATCGCAGCTTCACTACGATATTGTCGAACGCATCCTTGTCGATGCTCTGAATCGTACCGCTCACCGACAGGGCCTTGCCCTTGTATTTTTGGTCCGCGGCCACCTCGTTCTTCTCGTATGCCGCGAAGAGCGCCGATGCAGTGACGCTGACCTTTTCAACGGGCTTTTTCGACTCTGTTTCAGAACTCGAAGTTGTCGACGTCTCGGATACAGGGTTCGACGTCGACGACGTCCCGGGAGCCGGCTTCTTGCCGAATATCACACCGATGATGATGAGTGCGAGCACACCACCAAGGACAATTTTGAGCAACTTTTTCATTGGACCCTCGTATCAATCGCGCATCCGCGCTTGTTGGAAATTGTTGTGCAGCGATATGTTTCACCGTCTGTGAGACGGTTCGACTTTCTGCCACTCGATACCATCGCCTGTCGAAGTGCACTGCTGCCGGACTCCGGCTTGCATCACAACGCTACCAACCGAGTAACGGCTGCCGGCATACTCGCAGTGCGACGATATGTTCGTCGCGGCGGCTTGAGTCCCTTCGGTCGGCCGACTCGTGACGCCGTAGAGAAGCGTGGCACCGACCGCTGCGCAGACGAATACGCCGGAGACCACGAGCCATGACAACGACTTTCGCTCCTTCGCCGACACTACTGGCGCTGCAGGTGGCGGAGCAGAGACAACTTGCTCGGCTGGCATCGCAATTACTGCCGGCGCAACGTCATTCATGACGGGCTGGAGTTGCTTCGGTTCGTTCGCCGCGTGCGGCACGCTTGACGGAGAGACACGCTCCTTCGATTCCGGCTGCGTATCAGTCAAGGGTGTCGGGCCCGTCGTACCGTTCCGTACCCACGAGTCCAAATATCGCATTGCACGATCGAACACGTCGCGCGGCATCTGCTCCATGTTCGGGAAGTCGAACACGGCCATGAGCCGACGATAGACCATGAGTTTCTCAACCCCCGTCTTCGCCTCGAGCTCGTACACCTTCGCCCCGATCGCGCGCCGCTGCTTAACGCTGATGTGTCGCTTCGCCGCTAACTCACCGTGAAGGTGAATATTGACGCTTGCCTGTGCATTGCTGGTCTTGACGTCTCGGCCGGCCACCTGGCCGACTTCGCCGCTGAATTTCTGCACCATCTACTTTTTCTTCTCCTACGGCTGGCCCCGCCGTCACTGCGATCCGTTAATTCGGTGCGTCAGTTGTTGCCCTTCTTCTTCTTGCGCGCAGATCCCATGTTGATCGTGAAAGGCGTCGTAACGTCGCCTGCGACTTGCTGACCAATGGTCGCACCCTCGAAGTTCTGCTGATACCTGCTCGGCGTCGCGCCGGCAGCCAGTGCAGCGAGCGCCGCGGCGCGCACCGCCTCTGGCGCCTCACGAAATCGGCGCACGAGATCAGCCTCATCGACCGAAAGTGCGGTGACATTCCGCTGTCCAGTGAGGACATACAAAACGTCGACGCCATGAGCGGCGACCGCTTCCAGGTACGTCGAGTCAGGCCGCCTCGAGCCGTTCTCATAGTTGAGCTGCGCGTCCTTGGACACCCCACCAAGGGCGGCAAACGCCGTCTGGTTCATCCCAAGACGTTGGCGTTCCTCTTTGAGCCTTTGCGAAAAAACGGTCAATTGACCACCATAAACGTTGACATGTGGTCGTTTGACCACTATTCTGCTGTTGTGCAAGGTTAACGAAGGGAAGTATACCGCTATGGTTAATAAGAAAGCCCCCGTCCGGCGCTCCCCGCGTGGCGTCTTGTCGAGCAAACCCGTCTATATGCGCCTGATGCCGGATGAGCGCCGCACGCTCGAGGAACTGTCCGCAGCGCAAAACCGATCCACCTCAAGCGTCGCACGGATGATCTATCTCGAAGGCGTGGAGCAGTACCGCTCCAAAGTTAGCGACTCTGCCGATCAACAGCACTCAAGTTCATTTGCCGGGAGTTGAGCGATGCAACCGCCCGCCCTCATCGAACCGGCCTTGCGTCATGCGTTGCATGGCCCGAAACGTCACGAAGTGCAAACAGCGCTCGGATGGGACGACTCCGAGGTCAGTCGTTTCCTGAGCGGCAGCAAGGGCATCGTCATCGACAAGATCGACACCCTCGTGGCTGCCGTCGGCTTCGTGTGTGTAACCCGCAAATATCTCGACGCCGTTGCGACCCTCGGCGAGGTCGGCATGTTCTGCCAATGCGCGCGTCAAGGTCGCGGCGAATGCAGCCGCCCGTAGGAGTACCGGAATGAAATTGAAGTGCCATCACTGCGGCAGCCGTGCCGTCATTCGAACCAGCCGGACGCTGTCCGCTCTCGTCCGCGAAGCGTATTGCCAGTGCACCAACGTTGAATGCGCGACGACCTACAAGATCCACGTCGCGACAGTTCACACGATCGCACCGAGCCTCAATCCGAATCCGCACGTCTACGTGCCGGTCGGCAAGGTTGATCGGCTACCGACCGATTCGCGTCAGCTCCCGCTGATCGACGCCTAACCCCTAACCGCTGTTTTCGTTGAACGCCCATCGCACCCGCTCCCGCGGGCGCGAGGGACTTCCTTTGCCCGAAATTTCTTGGAGGCTGTATGCAAATGCTGATCCCCACCCCGATCGCTGCGCTCGCTGAATCGCTGTCCTATGACGAGCGCATCGCCTACCTCAACAAGATCTCCGCGGCCGACGTGCGCGCCGACGTGTTCGTCCGCTCGGCAACTGCGCTTGGCTTCCGCGTCTCGTGGGATCGCGCGAACGGCACGCCAATCCTGACCTGGCTCCACTGATCGCACGCGCCATGTACTCCGCCCCCTCCGAGCTCGAGCTGCGCGCGACCTGGCACCGGCTGCACATGGTCGGCGACTACGACAAGTGCATGCGCAGGCCGGCCGTGCGCCGGGCAATCGAATCCGCCACGCGCGCACATGCACGCCGAATCGCAACCCGCCCGCCGCGCGACCTCAAGCGGCTCGCGAGCGGCGACACCGATTTCTGATCATCAATTTCGAAACCACCATGAACAACTACATATTCGGCATCAGCGTTTTGGCGATGCTTCTTTCTGCCGGCGCCGGCCTGGCGCGCGGCGCTGCTGTAGCCCTGCAGCTCGTCAACGTCCGTTCGCGCCCGGCTGCTCTGTTCATCGGCGCAGCCGCGCTGCTCGCGCTGATCGTTGCGCTGGCCTGGTCTGTTCCGCCGCGGGGGTAAGAGACGATGAATTGGAACTTGACTGCCGCGCAACGCGCCGCGCTGGAATTCGCTCTCGGCGCATGTGCCGGCCACCCTGCCGGCGAGGCACACGTTGCCGCTCTGGAATCGCTTCTCTCGGTCCCCCCGATCCGGACCGCCGTCGACCACGCGGCTCAAGCTGATACCGGTCAGCCTGCGCCTCGCACCAACGTGACGGACGACGACAAGCTTTGCGCGGACCGCTACCGCTACGCACGCGACAACATTCAGGAAGGCCATGAACTGCCGGGCGGCTACTGGTTGAGCGATACCGGCGACGCGTGGGACAAGACCATCGACGCGGCTATCGAAGACTGCCGCGCCTGCCGAACGGGAAAAGCACGATGACACACGCCATCCGCTACGAACTGCTGACCAGCGCCGGCCTGCGCACCGTCGCGGGCGATCACGTCGTTATCCCGAATACCGGTAACGCCGCGTTCGGCATCCACGCAGAGCTGCAGGTGCGCGACGGCCACCCCGAAAAGTGGATCGTCACGCACCTGGCCTCCGGCATCCGGATCGGCCACGGCGCGACGCGCACTGCAGCGCTCGCGAACGCGACGTCGAACGTTGACCGCAACCGCGACCGCCTGCGCGCCACGCTCGACCAGGCGATGACCTCGCGCTACGAGCTGCAGCACGCAGTTCAACGCTTGCAGCAGAACCATCACGACATCCTCGGAGGTGCCGCAGCATGACGCGCACGACCACACCTCACGACGCCGCGCTGCGGGCCGCCATCGCGGCGGCCGCCGGCGTCCTGCGCTTCGACAGCCGCCCCGGCAGCGTCGCCCGTCAATGCACGCTCGGCCTGTTCGTCGCCGCCCTGAGCGACCGCCTCGCCCTCGCCTTCCCGCAGTCGGCCGATGCCCTCAAGGCGATCGTGTTCAGCCCGCCGACCAGCGGCAACCCGACCGACGACCCCCTGCAACAACCTGAGCAACACGAGTAACAATGGCTACGATCGACGAACTGAAACAACGCATCGACCTGCACGACCTCGCCGACCGCCTCGGATTGAAACGCGGCCGCGGCGGCGACCGGGCGCTCTACCACTCGCCGCAGCACGACGACAAGAGCCCGTCGCTGTCGATCTACGTGAACCACCCGAAGCACGGCACCGGCTGGCGCGACCACAGCGCCGACGTCGGCGGCTCGTGCATCGACCTCGTGATCCACGCCCGCGGCGGATCTGTCGCCGATGCCGTGCGCTACCTGCATGACGCCTACGGCATCCCGCTCGACCGGCCGGCGCCGGCGGAGCGCCGCGAGAAATCGACCGTCGAATACATCGCCGACCGATGCTTCGCCGAACGCGACCAGGTGCGCGAATACCTCGCCGGCCGCGGCATCGCTGCCGCCGCGATCGACGCCGCGATCGCCGCGCGCACGCTCGGCTTCAACTCGTGGACGAGCCCGAAGGTCGCCGCCGGCGACGTCGGCCACGGCGGCCCGGCCGCCGCGTTCATCGTGCGCGCGCCGGGCGACGCGCGCGTCGTCGCGGTCGACATGCGCTACGTCGACCCCGCGCTCAACGGCGGCGTCAAGACGCAGACCCAGGGCGACAAGGCCGGCTACGGCTGGACCGCCGACGCGCGCCGGCTCGACAAGGCGAAGCGCGTGTACATCGTCGAAAGCGCGATCAATGCGCTGTCGATCGACACCTGCGCGCTGCCCGGCGCGGCCGCGCTCGCGCTGCGCGGCCTGGCGAACGTCGACGGCATCGACTTCGCGTTCCTGCGCGGCAAGCAGGTCGTGATCTGCTTGGACAACGACGAACCGTTCGCGGATAACCACCCGCGCGCCGGCCGTCGCCCCGGCCCGGAAGCCGCATGGGCGCTTTACGAGCGGCTCACGGCGCTGAACATCAGCGCCGTGCTCGTCGACCAGGCCGGCTGGCTCGCGGACCTCGCGGACGGCGAGACGACGCAGAAGCCCATCAACGACGTGAACGACTACCTGCAACTGCGCGGCCCGGCCGCGCTGCAGCGTGCGCTCGACCAGCTCGAACCGTGGCTGATTGCCGGCCTGGCCGGCGACGCGACGCGCCGCGGCCGGCCGCGCATCTTCCTGCCGCCGCACGACTTCGCGCAGTACTGGCGCTTCCGCGTGCGGCCGGACTTCACCAGCTACATCACGAAGATGGACAAGAACGAGGAAAGCGGCGTCGAGACGCCCGTGATGACGGATCTGTGCGGCTTCCGCATTGCCGGCATCAGCCGCGTGTCGGTCGCGAGCGCGACGTCGACGATGACGGGCGACGCCGACCAGGCGCCGACCGTCTACTTCGCGGTGTCGGTACAGGCGCCGCGCCACGGCGCGCAGCTCGTGCGCCGCGTGATGCTCGACGACCAGCTCCACAACGTCGACCAGTGGGGCAAGTTCGGCCCGATCTGGGCGCCGGCGCCGTTCAAGCGCATGGTCAACATCCTCGAGCGCGGCGCCGACCTCGGCGCACGCCAGGCGGCGAACTTCGTCGGCCTCGCCTGGCGCGACGGCCGCCTGATCGTCAACGAAGGCCCGGACTGCTACTTCACCGAAGCCGACAAGCAGTGCCCGTATCACAACCTGACCTTCCCGACCGGCCCGGCCAGCGACGCGCGGCGCGTCATCACCGCGTACCAGGCGACGTTCAAACAAAACGCCGCGACGATTCCGCTCGTGTGGGCGCTCGGCGGCCACCTGAAGGCGCTGCTCGGTTTCTGGCCGCACCTCACCATCCAGGCGAACAAGGGCGCCGGCAAGTCGACGCTCATCAAGCGGCTCGAACGCTCGCTCGCGTTCACGATGTTCTCCGGACAGTCGCTGCAGACCGAGTTCCGGCTGCTGACCAGCATCAGCCACACCAGCCACCCGGTCGGATGGGAAGAGCTGTCCGCGCGCCGGCAGGACGTGATCGACAAGGCCGTCGGCCTGCTGCAGGAGAACTACCAGTACACCGTCACGCGACGCGGCACCGACATGACGGAATACCTGTTGTGCGCGCCCGTGATGCTGGCCGGCGAAGACGTGCCCGTGCGCAGCCTGCTCGGCAAGCTCGTGCGCACGACGCTGACCGGCAAGCGCGGCCCGCTGATGCCGGACGATCTGCCGCGCTTCCCGGTGCGCCAGTGGCTCGAATTCCTCGCCGGCCTGGACAAACGCGCCGTGGCCGACCAGTACGCAACGCTGCGCGACAAGGCGCTGGCCAACTGCCGCGCGAGCGGCGAGGACGACGGCGCGAAGCGGATGGCCGGCAACTATGCGGCCGTCGCGCTCGCCTGGCGCTACCTGTGCGAGTTCGCTGGCATGGACCCGAGCGAGGGCGACTTCCCGCGCGACCTGATCGCCGAGATGAACGGCCACGTCGCCGAGACGAGCGCCGATCGCGAGCCGTGGGTCTGGATCATGGAAACCGTGCTGTCGGAAATCGACGGCGGCAACTACAAGCATCCGTACACGTTCGACACCGTCGACGGCGAGTTCTGCCTGCTGCTGCGCACCGGGCACGTGATGGATCACCTCGCGCACACGAGCGCGCTGCGCGACAAGTGGAACGGCCTGCCGGTGAAGTCCGACCGCGTGTTCAAGGCGCAGCTCAAGCACGCCGGCGTCGTGGTCGGCGAGAAGGAGGTCGAGCGCCGCATCTACACCCGCCGCGTGCCGTACCTGACGCCGGTGTCGCTCGACCGCCTGGCCGCGTTCGGGCTGCACGTGTCCATCCGCGAAGACCTGGCCACCGACGCGACCGAACAGCGGGGCCGAGCATGACACCCTCTCAGCCGATGCGGCCGCTGTGCGGCCGTACACCTTCCCCCATTCCTTCCGGCCGCGTAGCGGCCCTGTATTCGGGTTTCCGGTGCGTGCGTCGATGCGCGCAGCAATCGGCGCGCGCCGTCACGCGGCCGCCGGTCTGTCCGCTTCCCCCCGTCCCCCCCGCGAGTCGAAACGGCCGGGCAACAGCGCGAGCCGAGAGGGAGTGGGGCCGCGCGAGCCGATTTTTCCACAGGGTCCGGGCAGGCAGCGCATGCGAATCGTGGATTTCGGGGGTGTCCACTCGTAAGTCTTTGATTGTTGAGAAGAGTGCCGCCATGTGTTCCCCTCCGTTTGCCACTAGTCGGGCCGTTTTTGCCACTAGTCCGATTTTCGCGCCGGCCGCCCTCGCTCCTTTTTCTCTCCTCTCTAATTCATTGAAAAAGAAGAAGAAAGAATACGTAGAAGGGCACAAATTCAGCCGGAAAGCCGTGCCACTAGTCAGGCGCGTTTTGCCACGAGTCGCGGACCCTGCCTATTTTTTGGGCCACGAGTTAGAAGGGGGTGCCACGTGTAACTCGTGGCAACCAATGGCGCGAACAACCATTACGAATCAAAGGCTTGCATGCATTTTTTGTGAAAACCACGAGTCCACGAGTTGTTCTGCATGCCCCTCTCTTTCGCGATGAAAATCACCATGCAAGAATATTCAGGCCGCGGCCCGCAGCGCGGCATCGGCGCGTATCTCGGCCGACAAGAACTGCGCGAATTGACTGGCACGCCACAACGCGCGCGCCAAATCCTGTGGCTCGCTCAACAGGGTTGGCCGCATGTCGTCGACGTCCACGGTCGCGTGTTGGTCGCACGCGCTTTCCACGACAAACAGATGGGCATCATCGAATCGAAACACGTACGCGCTCGGCAGATCACCGCGTCCGCATCGCTCAACCTCGGCGCAGTGTGATGGGGCGCAGGGCACAAACCGCGGGAGCAATCCCGCGCTTCCGGTCGCGCACGAACGCAGACGGCACGCTGCGCTACTACTACGACCACGGTGAGGTCGACGGCCGGCGCTTTCTCGAGCCGCTCGGCACTGATCGCGTCGTCGCACTTCAACGATGGGCCGAGCTCGAAGGAAAGCGTGCGCCGTCATCCGAAACCACGCGGCACACGTTCGCGATGCTCGATCGCGCGTATCGCCAGCGTGAGCTGCCGCAGAAATCCGCGGCGACGCAGCGCATGTACGATCTGTTCCTGTCGAGACTCGCGGCTGTCATCGGCGAGCGCGAGCTCGACACGCTCACGCCAGCCGATGTGGCGACCATTTGGCGGGCCACGGCCGAAAAGCGCGGCGTCGTGACTGCGAACCGCACCAAGGCCGTGCTGTCGCTCGTCCTCAACTGCGGTCGGCTGTGGGACATGATGACGATCGCGAACCCATGCGCGGGTGTGCGCGGCAAGAAGGAGACGGGCCGGCAGGACGTCCTCATCGATGACGAGCTGTATGCGTCCGTCTACGCCGTCGCCGACGAGCCGCTACGCAATGCAATGGACCTGGCCGACCTCTGTGCACAACGTCCCTCCGACGTCCTGGGCGTGAAGCGCTCGAACATCGTGAAGGGCAACCTGATCTTCCGCACGCGCAAGACTGGCGCGTTCGTCACCATACAGATCACGGGCGACCTCGAGGCGCTGATTGGTCGCCTGCTCGCTTGGCGCGGCTCAAAGGTCGACGTCTCGCCGTACCTGCTGCGCGACGAGGAAGGCTTTCCGCTCACGAAGGGCAAACTCCGGTCGCGGTTCGACAAGGCCCGCGAGAAGGCTGGCATCGAGAAGGCGAAATTTCAGTTCCGCGACCTCCGCGCGCGCGGCGTGACGCACAAGACGATCGACGAAGGATTGGAGGCGGGGCAGCGCCTGGCGGGGCACAGCGGGCCAGGCATGACAGCGCGCTACGTGCGCGGCACGCGGCCTGTAAAACCGTCCCGCTGA